GGAACGTATACAATATGACTTACACCGCATCTTCAAGTTCGTACCCAAGAAGGATGAGGACGGACATCGTATGCACTATGCAAATTGGATATTAGATGAGGATGATGCTTGACATTGCCAACATCTAATGATATAACATGAGTTCTATTAACGAAAGGAGAATACAGTGCTAGAATATATCCCAGAACACCTAGACTTTGAGGTGCAGTTTGAGCCTACCAAGATGGATGACAAGAAGTATGTCATCAATTCTGACACTAACGAATACATTGGTATTGTTGGTAAAGACTTTAAGTGTGCATCACATGGTGATTTTTTTCGTGATGTTATTAAATCAACGTCAGATACACTCAAGCCACACCAGTTAGAAGGTGCAGAGGCACGTTGGAAGTCTGCCTATAAAGATGGTTGGGCTATGCTGGACATCACATTGCCTAATATGAAGACTACTATTGCTAATGATGTACACGAAACATCTTTGATGAAGCGTGTGATTGCACTGCATGGTGTCAATGGTACTTGCTCCAACATTGCTATCTTTGGTGCTATTGATTTCTTCTGCACCAATGGTCAGATTATTGGGGATCACAACAAGGTGTTGCGTAAGAACACTAGCAACTTTAGCCTTGACAGGTTTATTGTTGAGTTGGAGAAGTCACAACAGGACTTCAATGCAACAGCAGAACAGCTACAGAGGTGGGCTAATACTAGCATTGCTCATGTAGATGTTAAGGCTCTACTTGATACTATTATGAAGTCAGAGCGTAAAGCAGAGAAGATGAATATCCTGTATAATCAAGAGGTTGCAGATCGTGGGCGTAATATGTTTGCTCTCTATTCTGCATTTACTAACTACGCTACATATGCAGATGAGAAGAATGGTTTTCTTCTACGTAACACAGGCAATGACACACAAGCAGTGTCCATGTTCAAGCGTGAGGTAGAGGTAGCCAACTGGATTGGTACACCTGCTTTCAAGTCACTGGATGTTAAGGTGGCGGCATGAAACAGTCTAATTGGATAGGAAGTTCACTTAAAGAAGAGAATATTGCTATAGATGAGCAGTTAAGAAAAGAAATAACTAAAGCTGCTGTTAATTGGTATAGTAATGCTTGTGTTCATAACACAAAGAAAACTCTCTTTTTAGATAAAGAAGGAGAAGAGATAGTGAAAGTTCTAGGATTTACTGTTAACATGGTATATGAGGTGAAGTAATGGCTATTCGTGATGAAGACGGTGATGTTGAAATGTATACATTACGTGACATATTCATTGATCCGTATACAAACAAGTGGGAGTCACCGAAACGGTGGCTTCCTCTACTACTAGAGTTTATGTCTGATGAATCCTTAAAAGGTTGCCCATACAAGTTCACTGTTTGGTCTTGGCATGTCAGAGACTATCTAAAATGGTTAAAGTCTCCAAGAGGTGTTAGTCCTTATCTTGATCCATATGAAGTTACAGAAAAATACATATGGAAATATTGGAGTGATGTAGAAGGTTTTAACTATGATGGTGCAGGAGACTACTTTTACACTGAAGATTGTTATATGGAGTTTGAAACAAAAGAAGATGCACTAGCATATTGGAAGAAGAATATCAGAATTGAACATGGCCTTAAACCTAAACTAGACACAGTAGAAGAGTTCTGCCATGAGTTTGGTTGGTCCTTATATGAAAGGAAATACTAATGACCATTACTCTATTTACATTAGTAGATGAGTACTACTTATCTCACGATTTCAAGGAGTTACGTGATGCAACTAAAGTACATTATCGCTACCACATTAGTGCTGTATTGGCTACCGATATTGATGGCGTAATAGTTGGTGAGGTGGATTGCAGTAAGCTGTCCACCAAGCAATCTAAGTTGGCCTATGACCAGTGGTGTGATCGTGGTATTGCTACTGCGAATCACACTCTGGCAACAGCTAGAATAATATATAACTATGCACTAAGAATGGAGCATTGTTTTATCAATCCTTTCGCTACGATACGTAGGAGGACTACACAGCCTCGCAAGGTTGTTTGGGGTAGGGAGGATGTACACAAGCTACTAGATGCCGCCTACAGCGATTTTAGCACCCGTAACATAGGTTTGATTGCTCACATGGCATATGAATGGTGTCAACGTGTGGGTGATATGAGACTACTAAAGTGGAAGGCACTTGACTTTGAGAAGAGGCGTGTCATTATCCTACAATCTAAGCGTAATGCAATGGTTGAGTTACCCATTGACGATGACTTATATGATATGTTAGTACAACAGGAACAAGACTTTGGATTTCAAGAGTATGTAGCACCACGTCCAGTGCCTAGACATGGAGTGTATGCACCTTACTCACAGTATAAGCTGCCTCTCTACGCACGTAAATTGATGGATGAGGTAGGACTGCCAAAAGAATTACGTCTGTCTGATCTACGCCGCACAGGTGTGACAGAGATGGTGGATGCAGAGGTAGGTATAGGACAGATCATGTCGGTTACAGGACATGCTAATCCACAATCGGTTAAGCCTTACCTAAAAAATACTTATGTCAGTGCAAATAATGCCTTGACAGCACGTAAGAATGCATGATATAAGCATTCAACTGCCGCAACGAACTATACTATAATATATAGTATATATACATATAGAAAGGACATATAAATGATACATGCTAGTGACTTTGATGTAGCTAATGGTGAGACTAAACGTATGAATTGTCCTGAATGTGGTGGCGTCAAGACTTTCACTGTGACAAATAACATGGGTGATCTTGTGTGGAATTGTTACAAAGTAAGTTGCACTGTCAGTGGTGGCACACGTGTACCTCTGACGATTGATGATATACAGAAAAGGTTTCATGTGGGTGAGGAAAAGCCACAGGAAGAGTTTGTATTACCACAGTGCATTGTTTCTCGTAGTGGTGGTGTCTATATGAATAGATGGTGTGCCAGATGGGGATTGGATGCAGAAGAGTTAGGTCTGATGTATGATGTAAAGGAAGACAGAGTTGTGTTTCCTGTCATACACGATGACAAGATTGTTGATGCAACAGGTAGAACACTTGGAAAAAGAATACCTAAATGGAAAAGATATGGAAATAGTGGCTTGCCATACGTGTCAGGACGTGGTAAAGTCGCAGTAGTTGTTGAGGACTGTGTGAGTGCAGCCGTTGTTGGTTTCGGTTCCTTTGTCGGGGTAGCACTTCTTGGTACATCTCTCCAAGATTCGCATAGAAGGTATCTCGCACAGTTCTCAACAGCCATCATAGCGTTAGACCCCGATGCGCTAACTAAGTCAATACAGATGGCAAAAGAATTACGTGGACATGTGAATGATGTTCGTATAATAAAGTTAGAAGATGATATAAAGTATCGCAACCCGACAGATATGGAGAAGTTAGATGGAATTATCACTGATTAGAAGTTTAATGGACAAGCAGTTCTATGAGGAACACAGAGGCGCACGTTGCCCAGATCGTTTGTTCAGTAAAGATGTAAGAAAGATTAAGCAGTCTATTGATGCTGCTATGGATAGATATGAGCGTACTGTTACGCCAGATGAGATTGAGGCATTGTTCATGGCGAACAATCCAACTATGACTACAGCACAGAAGCAAGCATTCTCATCACTCTTTAACATTATCAAACGTGAGCAGCCAATGGGTGCAGATGTAGCACAGGAGGTATTGTCCAAATTGTTTCAGCAAGTTATTGGTGAGGACATTGCCAATCTTGGTGTGGAGTATGTTGTAGGTGACAAGTCTAGTCTTGAGCCACTGCGTCAGATACTTGAGCAGTATGGTGATGACTTTACTCCTAATCTGAATGTGGAGTGGGAGGACATTGACATTGAGACATTGCTTGCACGTAATGATCTTGAGGCACGTTGGACATTCAACATTCCCAGCCTCACACGTAAAGTAGAAGGTGTAAATGGTGGTCACTTGATTGAGGTTGGTGCAAGACCCAACACAGGCAAGACATCGTTTCATGCTTCACTGATTGCATCTCCCGGTGGCTTTGCCCACCAAGGTGCTAACTGCATTATATTATGTAATGAGGAAGGATACCATCGTGTAGGTGCTAGGTATCTTACAGCAGCCACAGGCATGA